TTCAGCAGCAGATTTTACTAGATTTACTATAGCGTCTAATGATTTACTACCGCTAAGAGCTTCTCCTATATCTGTTGGCCCTATACCTTGTAATTGACAAAATCTTTTTAAAGACCATGTACAAAAACGCATTGGTATCTTCTTTCCATCGGAAAGAGTTAATTCGTGTTGTCCTCTCATTTTGCTTTGTTTTTGGTTTGTTTTTGGTTGCTACTATGCGTTAACTCCCATAGTTAATGCTCCTGTTCCTTTGAAAGAAGCAGAGAAAGTAACTGGTGATTCCATATCAGCAGTCATATCTAAACTTTCGATAAAAGCATCTCCAGACCACTTAGAATCTCCTACAACAGCAGTACCACCATTGTTTGTAGTAAACTTCAAAGTAACTTCTGTTCTGCCTGAAACTAAAGCATATAAATCTTCTACATTATAGTCGGTCCCAGAAACAACTGCAAGTCCGTCTGTAGTCATAGACCATGAACGTAAACCAGCAATTTCTTCTGCCCATCCACCGCTATCTTTTGTTGTAGCATCTGGTAAGTCTGCACTTACACTTAAAGAACATGATGTAGCATGAGCAACTACGTTAGTGCCCACATATACGATTAATGATGTTCCGTTAAAAACTCCTGCTGTTGCCATTTTATTTTATTTTACTTTTTTTATAATTGATTCACGAAATGTTCAAATGTTATAACTCTTCTAAAAACATATGCTTCATTAACATAGTCAAATGTAGCATTATTTGAAGCGACCCTTCTAGTTACAATTTTAAAGTCTGGAGCCGCACTTGGGTAATCGGCTGGAGCTACTCCAATAATACCTAATAACTCATTTGCTTTCTCGTCAACTGTTTTTTGCCCAACCTCACCTAGCTTAAAAGTTCTATATACAATATCAAATTGAATTGTAACATTAAAGCTATAACTTGTCTTATCACTATTTTCACCAGAAGTCTGACTGCTTATAATAAGAAACGGGGGTTCTACTTCGTCAGGTGCTATTGTATCATATACACCTAGTGAATAAGAAGCTCCTGTTAGCTTATCAAAATATGCTTTTCTTATAGCGTAACCGCAGTCCTTCATATTTTACAAATTTAGCAAATAATATTTATATCAAATACCTATAACTTAAATGAGTTTATTTTCCTTAATGCCTTAGAATACTGTTCTACGAAAGCAGGAAACAAATATGGTCTAAATTTCATATTCGAGTTCTTGCCATTACCTCCTTTAAATATTGAAGCATAAGGTTCTATATTTCTACTTGATAACCCATATTTGTATGTAGGGATACCAACACCCGTTCCTGTACCAAATTCTACATAAGCAGCATAATCTACCACATTATTACCTGCTTTTATCTCAACAAACGAGCCATTATATGGTATAGCTACAATACTGTTGGCTAAATTATTTGTTCTTTTATAAGTTGTATTTGGATTATTGTAAGGCAAATTACTAGCTTCTATTTTTGCGTCAGCAGCTGTATCGGTTGCCATTACGTTTAATTCTGATATAACATGGCTTTGGAATTTACTATAACCTTCCGAAAATTTCTTTTTCAAGCTATTTAATCCTCTTGCTTCGATTATCATTGCTTAAGAGTTGAGCATGATATTAAATAATATTTCATTTCATCAGCCTCGTCTACAATAGAATTTATAACGTAAGTATTTGATTTATAGGATATTACAAGTTTATTAGTAAATACTTTAGATGTTGTATATCTTATTCTAAATATTACATCATCGTTAATATTGTCCTTACCTGCAATATTGGTTCTATTATTTGTCTGCCTAACTATCTCTGCCCAACAAGTATAGTAGTCTGCACCTGTATTAACATAACCACCAGCTCCGTCAGAAACTCCAGTCTTGCTCTTGAACGTAATTCTATTTCTTAGCTTACCTATCATTATAAAAATATTGATATGCGTTTAAATGGCTTCATAAGCTCATATGCGGTCGTTAAATTGGCACTTGGTCTAGTTGCTTCAACACTAGACTCTCTGTACTCGTATAGGTCTGAAACTAGCTTTAAAACGGCAGTCTTCATAGATTCAGGAGCAGTTGAATATCCACAAGTATAAGTGAACCTAAATTCACTATCATTTATGCCTATCATATATACTTTTTTGTAAGTATCTCCTAATACAAAGTAATTACCTACGGTCATCTCTACCCAATCTGTGCCACTTAGATATTCTACTTTAGTGATATTGTTTATTGGTGTATATGGAAGTTCTATAAACTCATTAACAAATGCTACCGCCTTTAGTGTTCTAGGGGTCATTGCCACTCCAGCATACTGCTCAAGTCTGATTCTAGCCGTATCTATTAAATCTTGGATAAGAACGTCATCTTCACTATAATCCACTCTTAGGTAGTTCTTAGCTTCCGTAAGTGTTATAATCTCTGCCGTAGGTGCGGTTACTACCGTTACATCTCTTAAAATCTGCATCCTTGATATTTTTACAAAAATAGTTAAAGTTTGTCATACCTCCATTTGAAACCACCTGATTGGCTAAGTTTCCCTAATGCGGCATAACTTATATTATTTATATTAAGTGCTTTTTTTGCTTCTGATACGTTTCTCCATTCTTTAATAAATTCATTATTATAAGAATATTGGTAAACAATCTTAGCTCTTGCACTATTTAAGCTCATTTTTTGCTTTGTATCACTATTAGCCTTTGGTCTAAATTTACCCTTTTGGTTTTGAGGAAGTTTAGCTATATGTTCAGAAGTCTTTTTTTTACCCTTAGACGATTCTGACATTTTTATTTTTGTTTCTTCAGAATGTTTCCTACCTGTAAATAATCCCTTAAGTCTTAATTTTTCCTTATCAGTCAATATCCTTTTTTGCCTAGCTTCTGACATCTTAGCTTTAGATTCTTCACTTAAAAATCCAGACTTATCATTAGTTTCAGTTAGTCTACAGTTAAGGCCATTTTCACCAATAACTTCATAAAAATCTTGCCAATGCCTCTCTCTTTCATTAAGTTTTTCTACTAAACATTCTTCAATAAATTCAATAGAATGTGCATCGTAACCATGCTTCTGTAATGAATTGTAAATCCTTACTTGATAAGGCTTTGCACCATTCTTGTAATAATTCTTTCTCTTACTAAAATTGGTAGTTTGACCAACATAGATTTTGCCATTAGGGCTTGTAATTTTATATATTCCTATCATAAAAAAGGGGAGTAGCTTTTGAACTACTCCCCTCAAAGGTATATAAATTAAACTATATTACCAAAATCTAGGAAACGTTGCCAAAATCACCATAAACAAATGCACTGTTATAGTAAATAGGGAATGCAATTCTAGCCTCAACTCTTACAGTAATCATGTTCTCAGTAAAGTTATTACCATCGAACTCAGAGAATTGTACAGAGATACCTTGATTCTGCATGATTTGAGCACCCATAGACCAGTCACCTACTAAGAACTTATCAGCAGTAATAGCTGTAGACTTATAGATAGGGATACCAGCGATAGACAAAGTACCGTCAGTTGTAACAACTGTAGAACCTGGTAAAGAGTAAGCAGAAGCTGTATTCTTAGTGTTCACGATATTAGCCCAATCTGAAGGGTTAATCAAGATTCCTGTAGCAGAATAGTTAGAAGCCTCAACTTGTGCGATAGCTTGAACTAATTGCTCTACATCAACTGTTGCAGCACCACCAAAAGCAGCAGCGTTAACTGTTAAACCTGTTAAGTTAGGAGCAGTACCATTACCGAAAAGTAATTGAGCATCTTCAGCGATAAGATATTTCTCTAACAAACGAGCTTGTAAGAAAGAAGTCATAGCAGGTACATCATCTAACATTTGACGAGAGATTTTAACGTAACCAGCGATGTACTGTGCAGGAGCATCAGTCATAGTGATATCGAAATCAACTTGAGCTTTACCGCTTCCTTGAACTTGTGGAGCTGGAGCACCTTCGCCACCTGTTTCTTTAGGGAAAGTAAATAAACCTGTAGATAAAGAACCTACTGGCAATAAACTTCTAACGTGTATTTTACGAGAAGGTAGTGCATATACTTGAGGAGCATATTGACGAGTGATGTCACCTGTAAGGTTAACCGCTTCTGTCATGTTACCAACTGTTTTAGTATCAAGGATAAAGCTAGTACGCTTTTGTTCTCCACGACCTAATTTTGCAATGCTGTCAGCATTCTTTTCAATAGCTTCGCCTAATGTAGCGTTAAAGCCTTTTACTTGATTTTCGTTCATTTTAATACGATTGTTTTTTGCCTCTAATTTATCAGCAGCATCTTTAACTACTGTAATTTGAGATTTTAATTCTTCTAATTCCGTTTTTAAGCCTTCTACCGCAACTGCGTTTTCAGCTTTTAGTGTATCGATAGCACCGTTAACTTCGGTTTTAACGCTTTCGAAAGCACCTTTAATTTCTTCTACCATTAGTTGAAAATTTTAAATGATTGTAAATATTTGTTTACCTCGATTTCAATAGAAACCATCGGGTCTTCCTCTTCTTCCAATGCATCTTCGGCTTCACACTCGGGATTTTCGAGTTCCCCAGGGAAGTCTGTTAGCGGTTGTTCTTCAGTAGGTACTGATGTTTCGTCTTCCATTTCAGCGAGATATTGTTGTAGTTGTTTAAGTTTAAGCTCCAACAATCCGAATGTTTCGTCAGTAAACTTGCCTGTTCTCAATGACTTAATGGTTTTACCCATTTCGTCAATTAGAGTTGCCTTAATCTGACTTTTCACTCCGATTGTAGGTGTATTAGAGTTTGCACCCCATAATACAGAACTACCCTCAAACAATCTTATTTCAGTTATTTCATTGAACGCTTGTTTAGCTTGGGACTTTACAGTCTGAAAGCCAATACTATGTTCAGTTATATGACCAGCCTTATACAGCTCGTAGGTATCATTACCTAAAGTTGTGTTCGGCATTTTTACTCTTGATAGTAAACCAAAAGAATCCTCTACTAATTCGTAGGGCTTAGATACAGGCTTGTCTGTAGAATGATTGAACAAATGCCAAATTCTGTTTTTAGCCTGTGGACCATTTTCCTTAATAGACTTAGTAAATGCTCCTGGCATTATAACATCTCCGTCACTATCGACATTACCAAATGCAGAATAGTAGACAGATATTGTTCTGCTACCATCCTCCATATCTACTGGAGTGCTACTTACTGCTTTTTTATTATAAAAATTACTCATATTTATTATTTATACATATACCGTACAACATCTACAGTTACAATTATTAATAGCTAGTCCTGCTGCATCATGTGCGTATTGCATTTCGATTATACCACGATTAGGTGTGTTGACCATAAACGGTTGGTTAATATAAAGCCTAAACCCGTTTTTATCAGGGTCGGTTTGTCTATCTAAATCTCTATGCCAATTTCTAGGCTTTGCTACATATTCTGAATGAACCCATTGTTTTTGCAATGGCAAGTTAACACTTTTTGCGGCCCCCATTGCACCAGTACTTAACGCTTGATGCGTTTCTGTCCTAGCAATAAGTAAACTCCTTGCGGTGTTAATCTTACCTTCTCTCAAGGTTTGTATGGCTAGTGCATTTACTTCATTCTGAGTTAAATTGTTTTGCTGACCATATATTATCGCATTTGACAATAATCGGCTTATCTCATTCTCTGTAGTATTTTCTATACCATACATTTTTGGTCCGCTAATAGCTGTCCAATATGATAACATAAAAGCCAACCATTCATCGAATATGTTTAAAGGGTCTAAATCAATAGACTCTTCTTTTTTGTAACTGTCAAACATCTTTTGGTATCTAGTGGCTGTATAACCACCAGTACTCTCATACAAAGTT